ATCTTTTTCGGCAAGAGCAGCAGCAGCAGCATCTTTTTCGGCAAGAGCAGCAGCAGCAGCATCTTTTTCGGCAAGAGCAGCAGCATCAGCAGCGGCAGCAGCGGCAGCAGCGGCAGCGGCAGTATCAGCAGCGGCAGTATCAGAAGTAGCAGTAGCAAGTTGTTGTTGTTGTTGTTGTTGTTGTTGTTGTTGTTGTTGTTGTTGTTGTTGTTGTTGTTGTTGTTGTTGTTGTTGTTGTTGTTGTGACTCTTCAGTAGATTCGGCACTAATTCTTTCCTTTAATTCATCAAATCTTTTCGTTACTCCTGCAAACATCGAGTTAAGTTCTTCAAGTTTTTTTAACTGAGCTTTTTTAGCATCATTGTCAATATTAGTTTCAGAAGTAGAAGCTTGTTGTTGAGCGGCAGCAGCGGCAGCGGCATCAGTAGAAGCTTGTTGTTGAGCGGCAGCAGCGGCAGCTTGTTGTTGAGCGGCAGCGGCAGCAGCAGCTTGTTGTTGAGCGGCAGCGGCAGCAGCGGCAGCAGCGGTAGCAGCGGCAGCTTGTTGTTGAGCGGCTTGTTCAGCAGCAGCTTGTTGTTGAGCGGCTTGTTCAGCAGCAGCTTGTTGTTGAGCGGCTTGTTCAGCAGCAGCTTGTTCGGCAACGGCGGCATCAGCAGCAGCGGCATCAATGACGGGTTCTACAAGAGGAGATGATACAGTTGCTTGTGCATCAGCAGCAGCTTGTTCGGAAACGGCGGCATCAGCAGCAGCTTGTTCGGCATCAATGACGGGTTCTACAAGAGGAGATGATACAGTTGCTTGTGCATCAGCAGCAGCGGCATCAATGGCGGGTTCTACAAGAGGAGATGGTACAATTGCTTGTGCATCAGCATCAGCTTGTTCGGCAGCGGCGACATCAGAACCAGCATCGATGGTGGTAGCGCCACCAGTGGATTTTTTCTTTTTGGGAGTTGTAGAATACTTCCCACCCATAGATGCCATATATTTTAGTTTTTTTGTTACATTGTGTTTAATTTTTTTTTTACCTTTATATTTTGTTTTATTGTTCATTATTATTGCATTCGTATTCATTTACTAATGTTTGTTACTAATGTATTAATATAATATAATATAACAATATATTATATTATTTTGTTTTTTATTATAATATTATCCATCGGGTAGTCTTGTAAATTTATCAATAAATTTATTTGAATGTTTATATGAATAATAAGAAATAAGCGACATTGCTATCAACATTGGTAAAGTATCATAATTTTGATTTGTAAGACTCGAAATAATAAATGCGGAAGAAATTGGGTTCCCCAAAATTGCGCTAAAAAATGAATTCATTCCTATAATAATTGTTTGAGTGGATGGGAGAGTTGTAAAATTATCATATACACTTCCAATCCCGCCTCCCATTGACATAAAAACCCATTTGTGTCCACCCGAACATCCCGAAATGAAAGTTAAAATAACATTTACTAAAAATCCCAATAATATTTTAAAATCATATACACAAGTTTTTGAAAATTCACAATTTACCATTGTAATTCCTTCTCCTGTCATTTCAATTCCTCCATTAACATTATTTATGAGCGCTGCAAGACAAAATCCAAAAAATATCGGAATAACATTCAACAGTGTTTTACTTTTCGTAACAAGATTTTGCACCGTGTTGAACATTTCCGTCATTATTTTAAATAATATTGATGCAAGAACACCACAAAAAATAGCTAAAAATGAATACTTCAAAAAATGTGATGCGCTATAAGTAAATGAAACTGGAAGAGAAGTGAAAATATCGTTACTTTTATCTACGAGAGAATATGCGATAAGTATTCCAATGCAACAAAAAATAAAATTTGACACTATTTTTTTAGATTTACTTCTTAATGATTTTTCTAAAACTAAAACGGCAGAAGACAGTGGAGATTTAAATGCAATTGTAACTCCAAATATGTATCCAAGGTAAAGTAAATTTTCAATATTTATTTCTACAAGATATTTTTTAAAATAATTAAACATGTACAACAGTAATAAAATAGAAATATAAATAATGATGGTTTCAGAACCAAGCGAACCTCCAGAAAATACTGTTACCAAACTACTTGCAACAATAGCTAAAAGTGAAGAAAATGGAACTATTTTTTTGAATATGTTTGGTTCATTTAAATTTTTGAATATATTATTTATGTTGTTCATAAGCGGTCCATTTGCATTTTTAAAAAGAAATGTTCTTGATGCTATCCAAAAAAATAAGGGTGATAATAAATATAATATTGATGGATTTTTTACAATGTTCAGTTTTGCATCCAATGACAAATTCACAAATGTGTGTTTATATAATTGGCAAATATATCCAATAAAAAATAGTGTAACTATTATAAATATAAATGTGAAACCTCTTTTAATAATTAAATTCATACATTCATTATATAATATTTATATTATTATTATTTTATTTTTAATTTATTTTATTCTCTCTGAAAAAAATAGTAGACACTTTAATAAAATAAACACAAGGTTATGTTGTTACATGTTGTTAAAAAATAGTTTATATTTCTATTTTTACAAGTTAGAAGAGAGAAGAGAGAATAATGATATTAAAATAATTTAATAATTTAAAAAAAATATAATTCCATTATTCATTGATTTCATTTCCAAGGTAGATTTTTCATTAAATTCAAAACATTATCATTTTCTTTTGGTTTTATCTCTCTAATATAATTTCTCGGATTCTTTGAAATTTCCGTTAATAGCGCGCAATCTTCTTGAAGATTTCCACTTAAATGTGCAACTTGATTTGGAAAATAGGTTTCAATTTGAGTGCATCCTAAATAAATAGGTGTAGTGTTGCAAACAAAACAGTTGCTAATTTTTTCTGAAAAATAATGCGGATGTCGATGATTTTCAATGCAAATGCTTAGTGAATATGCTTCATAAGGTTCTTTATCTTTAAAAGGTCCTTTTATATTTGTTTTATTTGGAAATTTTGCACTAAGCTGTGCGGTTCCATTTCCCCAAATGTCAACAGGCAAATTATTTGTCAAAATAAATGTTGCAAGTTTATGACGATAAGTATGTCCAGGTGCCTGCAATTTTTTAGAAACAATCAATGATATTACATTATTTGAGTTTTTTTTAATCATTGTTTCTTGTGCCGGCTCTGGCGGATGGTCGGTATGCCACATGAAACCATGATGTTCTTTAAAAAGTGGACTAGTAAGTTTAGGATGTTTGTATCCAATATAGTACGTGCCAATATGTTTATCTGCGAAATCAATAAAGTCATATGAAAGTCTCAAATATGGAATGGGTTCAAAAGCTAATCCGAGAACGCATTCGGGCGGAACAGAAATGTCTGGCACAATTGGACAATTCAAAAGAATCGTGTGAGTATATGTATTTCCCATTGTAATATTCAAATACTTATGCGGACCATAATTATTCATTTTGTGAACACTGCATAATGTTTCATACTTTTGTTTGCATGTTTCAGAATTACAAAAATCAGAATATATTTTAATTCGCATGTACATCTCTCTAAGATATTTTTCTGAATTTACAAAAAAAATGTGGTCGCATGTTTTATTATCATGTAGGTTTGACAACTTTTGCTGGTTTGATGTTTCGACTAGAGAATAATTTATAATGCGACTATTATTACGTCCATTGTTGGATTGTTGTTGATTATTATTTGATTTTGAATAACCAATGTAAAATATTTCACATTCTCTCAATGTCATAAACAATAAAAGTGAATGAAATTGTGCCATAATTGTATTAAATGAAGTATTTCTAATTGTGAAATTTTTATCATTGCAAACGTCGCGTTCAAATTGAACCTGAGGGAACGTAGTTCCCCCACACCCCCTCCTTTCACAGAGGGGGTCGTAGGGGGGTGCTTGTCGCTCCCTACCTGCATCTAAATAAAAATGCTGAAACAATTCTTTTTTTATTAAAATTGTACTCAATAAAAATGGACATGAATGAAAAAGTGACAACTGTGGTGTTTTAATGACTCGTGCATTATTAAAATCAATGCATTCATTTGATGGAGAGCATTCGCACCCCACTATATCATAATTATGAACATCCATTATTTCATATTGAAATTGCAATTTATTTATATTCCATACATCATGTTCCAAATCAAAAATTGAAATGTATTTACATTTAGAATTATATAATTTATCATCAATTTCATAGAGAGAATTCAAATTAAAATATGAATCCGGCGTATAAATAATTTTGATTCTCGGGTCAATATTTTCTTTCATAGAACTTTCGAAAGAAACATTTTGCACATTTGTTATTAAAAATAATTCCCAGTTCGTAAATGTTTGGGATAATATAGATGTTTTAATGGATGAAAATAGAGAGATTGTTTTTAAATGGTCATTATTTTTATCTGATTTAATATAGTCTTGAGGTATAAAAGATAATATTGTTATCATACTTTATTATAATTATTTTAAATTGTAATAATGTATTTAAATATTAATATTTGAATTATTAAAATATTAGCATTTTAATTATTAAAATATTAATACAATATAATAATGATATACAAAAAAAAAATATATAAAGGAGGCTGCACTGATAGACAAAAAGGCATTGCCGCTCAAATTCGCACATTTACTCACGGTGACTTGAGAGATGAATTAAATAATATTGTTCACAGCGGAGATGGAAGTTCGGCAAAATCGCATCACCCGTCAAATAACTATATAGATTTATCTAACAATTTTGATTCAAAAGCAGAAGATGTATTAAAAAAAGCAATTGATTTCATAAAAGATAACGAGCGCATCAGTTATAAACACAAAAAGAAAATATTAAACGGTATTGTAAATTTCAATTCGACAACAAATGCGACAACCATGCATAATAAACAACCAATGACATCAACTCGAGTTACTCCGCGAAAAACATTCAAAGATGCAACAAACACAAAGAGGATGACAACAAATGCAACTGTAAAATTCAGACGAAGCCGAAGAAATCGAAGAAGCCGAAGAAATCGAAAAAGCCGAAGTTAAATTCCACACCCCTAGATTTAAATATCCAAACTAATCGACGTTCGGTCAGATTTTTGTTTACGTTTGCTTTTACTGGGCATATTATCATTTTTCATTTCATTCAAATCTGATGCGCTAATTGCGCTTCCTCCAATGGCACCAGCGCCGCCGCCATTACTCTGATTCTTGCTTCCCGAATCAACCGAGACCGTTTTCGTTTTCAAACCCGACAACAAGCTTGATATGTCAGACGGACCCTTCATTTCTGGGCGAAGACTTTGCTGTATCGTTTGCGACACACCACCGCGTCCCATCAAAACATCAGGGCGGACATTCGTTAAATCTCCGGGGCGGCGGGGTGGCGGAGGCGCACGGTCTCCTTGTGTCTGAATAGGAGGAGGAGGAGGACGCTGCGGAACAGTTGGCATTGGCATTGGGGGCATATTCATTTGCTGATTCGGATTGTACTGGGGTTGATGCGAGTATGCTGCCGCTGACGCTGGCTTTGACGATGATGCCATGCCTGCAATGTCGCTCATGAAATTGCCGAATCCGCTACCGCCGCCATTGCCGCCATTTCCGCTGTTGCCGCGATTTTGTTGTTGGGACATGGATGAAACTGCAGCTTGCGTAAACTGCTGCATAAGCTCGGGATTTTGGCGCATAATATCATCCATACCTGGCATTGCTGATTTAAACATTGTATTTGTCATGTGAAGCATAATTGCGCTTCCGCCAAGCTGAAATAACAACTTGAGCTCTGGCGCCATCTTTGCTTTTGACTTGTATTTTTCATGCAATTCTCCAAATATTTCATCATAGTCGTCAATATTCTCATTGATTTGCTCGGACCACCCATCCAGCTTCAAATCAAATGGGTCAAACTTATTGTTTAAAAATTCAATTCCTGTGATGCACGCCATCAACATTTTGCCTTGGAATTTTACGCTATTTCTGCGCTCTCGCTCTTCTACATGCGTTTCATATTCACCTTTCATTTCCGATAATGACGACTCCATATCATATTTTTTTGTTAGACGAACTCCCTTCTTTTCCAAATCTTCCAACTTTTTTACATACTTGAACTTCTCTCGAAGCAACTCTTCTTTTGTAAGCTGCGGCTGAGAATCCATATGAACATCCGGATTCATCGGAACATTATTGAATTTTCCAAAACCATCCCACGTCGGTTTATCATCATCACACATTGCCGTTGATGCACCAATTCCCGCATCACCACCACCGCCACCAGCATCACCGCCAATACTATTTGAAAATGGATCATTCCTGTCTGATAATTTTATATTGCTAAATGCCGATGATGATGACGATGAAGAGTTGAATAAATCAGACCGCAGCTCCTTAATATTTCTTGAAGAAGATGAATCCATTTCTCGTAAATCATCTTCTAAACTGGTTATATCATCCAAATTGATATTGGTTGAACCTGATTTATCATTATTACCCGATTTGAATTTATCATTCATGAGTAGTTCAAGTCCGCCTCCAAAATTTGAAGACCTTTTTCCACCGCTACTTCCACCATTTCCGCTTCCTATATCTAAAGAGCCTAAATCAATAATTTCTGGGTCCATTATATATTATTTTAATTATAACATTTATTTCTAAGTCATACGCATATTAAATTATATTTATCATATATTGTTGTACAAATCATATATATTATTTGAATAATGATGAGTATTTAACTATACGTTATATAATACAATTATAATTATAATAAAATAATATATATATTATAAATTTTTTATTATTTTGTATAAACAATAAAATGTTGTACACTGCGATTATTGTCGAGCCCAGACAACATAAAGCTTTGCAATACGTGTTGAACAATTTTTTAAGCAACTTATCTAATGATTGGTCATTTATAGTATTCCATGGAAATAAAAATTTAGAATTTATCAATAACATAATTACCAAAAAGTTAAATATTCATAAACATCGCATTACATTAATTAATTTAAATGTGGATAATTTAACAATAGATGATTACAATAAATTATTTAAATACGATAAAGATTTTTACAATCGCATTCCAACAGAAACATTTCTTGTATTTCAAACAGATGCTGTTATATTTGAAAAATATAAGCATTTAATAAATAATTTTTTACATTATGACTATGTAGGAGCACCATGGAATCATGTCATTGATGGTAAAGACAAAAACGAGTGTGTTGGAAATGGAGGGTTATCCCTTAGAAAAAAAAGCAAAATGATGGAAATAATGAAAAATCAGGGTAAAAACGAATATCCCGAAGATGTGTATTTTTCATGTTACGATTCTGTTTTGATGAATAAACCAAAATTAGATGACGCATTATTATTTTCCGTTGAAGAAATATTTAATGAAATGTCATTTGGTTGCCATAGACCGTGGAGTGATTCTAATGATAAGAAATTTTTATTATATAACACACATGAAGAAGTAAAAGAGCTATATAAACATAATAATATTCCACCACCAGTCAAGCCACCGCCTCTTAAACCTCCAAAACTTCCCAAACCAATCATATCTACAAAAAAAAAATTAAAAAAAAAATGTAAAATTTCTTCTCTTATTTTTTTATGAGTTCATGTTCATGTATAAATAAATCTAAATTGAATGCGAATATTTTTTGATAGACACTATTACTATACATGTAATAATATCCTTGAAGAAAACAGTCTGCCAAATCATCCTTTTTAAAATGCTTATCAAATTCTTGACTCCATGATTGCAAAGACGGATAAAACAATATAAGCGAGTTGCATATATTTTGTCCCTGTTGTTTTCTCAACTTGTAAGAATTTTCACTTATTTCATTATTTTTTATATTTTTAAACAATTTAAGTTTATTTGTAGCTGATATAAATTCTATTTTTTTAACATTCTTCATAATAAAATATTGAGCAATCATTCCCTGTAACATCTTCATTCTTCCGGCCAATGGTCCAATTTGATTTTCAATAACAACTGCATCAATGGATAATTCATTTTCTGATGACGCATATTCATTAAAAATCAAATCAAATTTAGTTTTTAAATTTATACCCAAAACAATCATATCAACGTCACACGCATTTTGTTGTTTAGGTTTAGAAGGAATTATTAAACTCAAAAAAGGCTGCTTTTGTTTTTGCTTTGATTTTGATTGCTTTGATTTTGATTGCTTTGATTTATTTTTTTTACCATCATCAACAACTAATTTTGTTTCAATTGCATGTTTTTTACAATACATGACGGATTCGGAGATGTTTATTAAAGCGGCCTCACTTTCACTTTTAGTATTTAAATTTAAATAATAATAAGCATTTTTTTTACACATTGAACATGTATATTTTGTTTTAATCAACGACGACGAATACGTAGACTCGCATAAATTTATAACATCCCATTTTATTATTTTCAACAAATTATCATTGCAACAATTTATTGAAAATAAACAATATGCTAGATTTTTTATTCCTACATCAAAACTAAGAATTTTCATGATGAAACTATATACAGGTGCATGTATTATGTAAACTACAATTTTTAATACAAAATTCTAATATAATTCTAATATAATTTTGTATAATATATATAATAACAATAATCACAATAACAATAATTCATTCAACAATTTAAACAATTAATAAAAATGAATTCTAATTTATTCAACTTGAACCTTACAGATAAAATTATGGATATATATGATAACCAAACATTTTTAGAAAGATATGGCGAATATGTATTTCTTTCAATAATAATATGCGTTGCATTTATACTACTAGTTACATACATTCACATAAAAATAAATATAACAAAAATAAGAGCAGACTGGGTTAATCAAAAATGTAAACCAAATATTATGCCGTTCGCCGGAATGATAAATGCGCCTCAAAATATGTCAAAAATAGAATATGCAGAAAAAAATTTTACAGAATGCACTCAAAATATATTGACAGACATATCGGAAATGGCACTCATACCCGTTCATTATACAGTTAGCATTATAACTGCAACAGTTGGTGAAATTTCCAAAGTTATAAATGACATGCGCGAACTTGTTAATAAAATACGCAACTCCATATCAGAAATTACCTCAGATATTATGTCCAGAATATTAAACATAATGACGCCGCTTATCGAGACAATAATTACCGTAAAATCCATGGTCGGAAAATCAAATGGTATTTTAACGGCTGTAATATACACTTTATTGGGAGTATATTTAGCAATAAAAAGCCTCATAGGGTCAATACTTGAAATCGTAATCATAATATTAATTGCAATGGCTGCAGCAATTATATTATTATTTTTTATACCGATTGTAGGAGACATATTGGCAGCTGCTGGAATTATTTTTTTCCTTATAATGTCAGTACCCATGGGATATCTCATTGGATTTTCAAATCAAGTACTCAACGTGCATTCGTCAAAGAGTATTCCAAGCGTTCCCGGTTGATTTATTTTAGTTTTATCAAATTATGTTTTATTTTAGGAATTATAAATTATAAATTATAAATTATAAATTATAATTTATAACTATAATTCAATAAATAAATAACAACACTATATTTATTCAATTATTTTTATCTTTAACATATGTATAAAGTAAATAAATAATATATATAAATGGAAATCAAAATATTTGGGTACGAAGTTCGAATTGAAGTTATAATTGCATGCGTTATAATTGGTATGGTGATGGGTTTGGTAATGTTTTGTGATTGTTTTCAATACAACCTGATTGAAGGAATGGCAACCAAAAAAAATACCAAAAAAAATACCAAAAAAAATGGAAAGGAAGGATTTACAAATTTAAACAACAATGACCTTCACATTGACAACTCATATACAATGGGGTGGGTTGATACGGCAAAACGTTATGCATCCGGAATGGGAAACGAAAATAGATTAAATACTTATAAAGACAATGTCGGAACGCCGGTTCCTTTGCCTGAAGGTGAACTGTTCTTTTTTGCCGATAATAAATTCAAACCAGAGTGCTGCCCGTCTACATACTCTGATAGCATGGGGTGCGCTTGCTTGAGTCAAGCTCAGGTGACCTATCTTAACGAGCGCGGAGGCAATCGAACAATGGGTCCTACCGAATTTTAATAATGTTAATTCTATTTGTTACTATGTATTTATTTTATTTATTTATTTAGCAAATAGTTACAAATTAAATAAATGAACCAAAGCGAATGAACGAAATAAATGAATTAAATTAATTAAAAAAATATAAATAACATATTATTATAATAACGTAATCATATATTAATATAATAATAATAATAATAATAAAATGTCAACTGAAAAACCTATAGGTTGTCGAGCATGCGGAAATCCATATCCAGATGGTCATCATTATTATCCTAACAACCCTGTACCGAAACCAAACGATTCTTATTTATCTAAAGTCCTTGAAAACACGGTAAGAGTTCCATCTTCTGAATACACAATGAACAAGTCGGCACTTAATGTTTACATCCCGCCAATAATAAATCCGACCAAGTCACTGTACGGCGTAAATTGGAACCAAATGAGCGACCGCGCAGTCCCAGGTGTTGTAAAAACAAATGTGCCGTCCTACGGTAACTCTACCCGAACTTCTGTCACAAGAATGAAACCCGGAAGCACGTCTGCTCCAGGCAAGGGTGTTGACATAAAACACGGCTCGTATGAACGTTATTTAGGTCGATTGAAAGGTAAATCAGTTTTACGAACAAAACCGGAAAAAATTATAAATAATGTTACCATTCTTAAATCTGGAAAATGGGGAATTGCATACAGTGATAGCTGTACGGTTAAAAATGGATGTCCCATTGTTGTACCACTTCCATAAAAAAATAAAAAACTAAAAATATTTAAATTAACTATTTAACTATTTTAAAGATTTATATTCTACGTATACATGAACGTTGGACAGGTTGATTCTGCCTTCTTAATCATGATGTCGACAACCCTATTTGTAACCGTAAATGGAAACGAAACCTCAATCGATGTCGCATCCTTGTCAAACAACTTCGTCCCGGGCTTCATCAAACGATACAAATTCAACTTGGTATAAATAATCTCCAAACAACGCTTCAAATTCCTGACACCATCCTCCTTGTTCGTGTGATGCTCTACAATGTATTCAATTGTTTCATCTGGAATAATAATCTGGTCTGACTTGAATGCAACCTCGGTTTGAATCTTGGGAATCAAATACTTTTGGGCAATTTGCGTCTTGTCCTTTTTAGTGTATCCGTTTGTATGAATGCGATACATCCTGTCAAGAAGAATCGGATTTACCTTGGTTTCATCATTGTAGCTGAAAATAAACAAACACTTGCTCAAATCAAAATGTATTTCTGAGAAATACTTGTCGTGAAATTGACTGTTTTGTGATGTATCGGTCAAGTGTGTCAAAATACCGGCAATCTCTTCGCCCTTTGGAGTGTCGCTGAGTTTGTCCAATTCGTCAAAGAATATTACCGGGTTCATCGACTTGCAGCGAATCAAAATGTCAACTATTTTTCCCCACGTGCTACCCTCGTATGTATAAGAATGGCCCTCAAGGAAACTGCTGTCTGTCGCTCCGCCTAACGCAATAAATGCAAAGTCTCGTCCCAAAATTTGACTAATTCCGTCTTTGACTAGCGTCGTTTTACCGGTTCCCGGAGGTCCCTTGATTGCAATAGCAGAACCCATTGCCAGCGGATTTGAAATCCACTGACCCACCATTTGCATAATCTGCATCTTTGCATCATTCAAACCATACACTGCTGAATCTAAAAGATCCTTCGCAGATTCCATGAAATCGTGACACCGCTCCACACCAACTTCCATCGTAATTGGCAACGTTTTATTTACGCCAAACGGAATCGTCATAAACGTATCAACCCAGTTCTTAACCTTGTAATATTCGCCGGCACCCGGGTCCATGTAGCGCAAGTTTTGTATGCGCTTCAATGCAATTGCCTTGTACTGTTTCGGAATCTTTGACTCAAGCAGTGTCAACCTGTATGGCTTTTCTACAAGCATCATTTTATTCAACTCCTCAAGTTCGCCCAACACGCTAACTTGCTGCTCATTCGACAAATGCTTTTTGAAATACTTTAAATCATTTGCAGAATTCTTCTTGTGCAAAAGGCGCCCAAACTTTCTCACATTTTTCCTCATTACCTTTCGATTTCTCGCCTTTCTTGCCTCTTTGATTTTTTTCTCCTTGTCAACCATTTGCGCCAACGTCGTCCTTGCAATCTTATTATTTTTGTCTACCGCAAGTAAATCCTCCATGTGCGCCTTTATTACCTGAATCGTAGTCTCATCTTCAGAACCCCAACAACCATCACTATTATCGTCATCATGATGATTGCATTTTTTGCTCTTATCGCCTTTATCGCTCGTCAACAACTCGGTTTTCTTGTTTTTATAAACACCACTTGTTTTTTCGTCACCGACAATGCTTTTACCCCTAATTGTAAATTTGCACTTTTCAAATCCACATTTGGTTTTTTCATCTTTCTCTTTCTCCCCAAGTTTCTCACATTTACTTTCTTCAGCATCAGTATCGCTGCTGTCATCATCATCTTCGTCGCTAGTGGTGGTATCATCATCATCATCATCATAGTCGCTACTAGTATCATCATCTTCATCATATGTTTCATCGCTCGAATTCTCATTTGAAGACGCCGAGTCATCGTCATAAACAGAATCATCCATGTCAGATGTGTACTCATCATCTTCCAGCAAATCTTCAAATGGCTCTTTGATGTTAATCACAATATTATAATTTCCTACAACATTGGAATTTGAAGCGGCGGAAGAAGAAGCTTTAACGGGCGCGGACGTGGATGCGGGCGCTTCTGATGCAGTTGATGGTGCTTCCTCTGATGATTTTGCGTGCAATTTCGATGTTCCAGAATTTTTCATTCTTCTTGTTGGCTGAGAAGAAGTTGTAATAACCGGAATAACCGGAGGATTTGCATCAACAACAATATTTTCACATTTTTGTTTTTCCACTTTTTGCTCTTTTACACTTACACCACCATTTGATTTTTTTTTTGCTGACGACGACGATTCCAGAGTTAATGCTTTCTTCTTTGAATACTTTGAAGGAAATAACTCGGCAAGAAGTTTTGCATATTCAACTTCATCAAATGTTGACGAAATATTATATTTTTTTGAAGAGTCATTTTTTACAATTCCTCCACTATCGCCATCGCCACCATCTTCAGAATCTCCATTTGCTGCATCACTTGAATCTTCTTCTTCACTGCTTTGTTTTTCTTCATCATCCCCATCATCTTTAAAACCGCGTTTACATTCAAGAACCGGAACTGCCAATTTTTTTTTTGAAACAAATGATGATAATGTCGCGGCACTGCCTGTTGTAGTTGATGTTGTTGCTGCTTTTTTTGATATTTTATTTTGTGTTGTTTGTGTTTGTGTTGTTTGTGACATTTATTTCCCTTTGCGTTGTTACATGTATTTGTAGACATCTATTTATTTCAATTTTTAAATAATATATTACAAATACATAAAATATAAATATAAAATACAAAATACAAAATATAAAATAAAAAAGTATATGCAGTTTATAGTGAGTAATGTCTAAAGATTATGTATTTACATGTCTTCACTGTCAAGACGAATTTGTAATCCACATTACCGATTTCAATTGCAAAATATTGAGACACGGTGCATATAAACATAATCTACAACCAATAAACCCTCATATGACAAAAGAAGAATGCAATGCTCTTGTTGCTAGTGGAAAAATATATGGATGCGCAGGACCGCTTCAGATTACGAAACAGGCCGATAATGACGAATATAATGTTGTGATTTGCAATTACATATAAATAAATATAATAATAAAAATAACATTATTATTATTATTTACTCATCATTTACTAATTTATAATAAAATATAAAATTGAATAAAACAATATAGACATAATAATATAGTAATCAATAGCTCCTTCATTCGTTTACAAAAATGACGACACTACCAAATTGGACAAAAAAAACAGCTTCTAAAATCGTCGGAATTCAATTTAGTGTGCTTTCGCCAGAAGAAATTCGAAAATGTTCGGTTGCCGAAATTACGAGCAGAGACACCTATTCAAACAACGTGCCGGTCATCGGAGGAATGTTTGACCCGCGCCTCGGTGTTTTAGAACCCGGGCTCAAGTGTCCGACGGACGGTTTAGATTATATTAAAACTCCCGGTTATTTCGGACACATTGAATTGGCGAAACCCGTATTTTATTATCAGTACCTTCCAACTATTATTAAACTTTTGAAATGCGTATGTGTAAAATGCAGCAAACTTCTCGTAAGTAAAGAATCCAATAAAGAATGCATGGACATGAAACCTGACGAACGCTGGAATCATGTTCACCACTTGGCTAGCAAAGTTAAAAGATGCGGAGACGACACTCAAGACGGGTGCGGCTGCCTCGTTCCGAAAAAAATAAAAAAAGAAAATCTGGCGACTCTTTTTGCAGAGTGGGATGGAGAAGCAGAAGAAGGCTCCAACGGTTCTAAAGAAAAACTGAATATGAAAATGACACCCGAAGTCGTATTGAAGATTTTTAGAAGAATATCCGACCAGGACGTTGCATTTATGGGATTTAGTCCACAGTTTTCAAGACCCGACTGGTTTATTTGTCAGGTGCTGGCAATTCCGCCACCCGCTGTACGCCCTTCGATTAAGATGGATGGAAATCAGCGCAGCGAAGATGACATAAGTCACACCATTGTGAATATTATTAAAGCAAACAAGACACTTCTTGAAAAAATGAATGAACCATCTGTAAATTCCGCAATTATCGACGACTGGCAAAGTCTGTTGCAATACTTTATTGCAACGCAAGTGGATAACAATATTCCGTCTTGCGCGCCGGTGGCACAGCGGTCCGGACGTCCGCTTAAATCCATCAAAGAACGTCTTAATGGAAAGGGGGGTCGCGTAAGAGGCAATTTGATGGGAAAGCGTGTTGATTTTTCGGCCAGGTCTGTAATTACACCCGACCCCAACTTATCCATTCGAGAACTCGGTGTGCCGAAAAAGATTGCAATGAATATTACAAAACCGGTCGTTGTAAATAATCGGAATCGCGACTTTCTTCAACAGCTGGTTCTGAATGGCCCGGATGTTTATCCCGGCGCAAATATTCTCGAGAAGAAAACGGGTGGCGATATTTCCCTGCGATACATGGACAGAAGCACGGTCGTTCTTGAAAATGGCGACGTGGTGCACCGTCACATGATGGACGGTGACGGTGTTCTATTTAATCGCCAGCCTACCCTTCACAGAATGAGTATGATGTGTCACATTGCGAGAATTATGCAACAGGGCGACACGTTTCGAATGAATATTGGCGACACAAAACCATACAATGCCGATTTTGATGGTGATGAAATGAACTTGCACATGCCGCAAGACGATGAAGCGGAAGCTGAGCTCAAAGGACTCGCCGCAGTTCCATATCAAATCATTAGTCCTGCAAAAAACAATTCTATCATCGGTATTTTTCAAGACTCGTTGCTGGGAATCTACCAGTTTACTAGAAGCGGAATTGGCGCCTTTGATGCGCGCGCAGCTATGAATCTTTTGATGGGGTATAAAAATATCGACGCTTCGCTTTTCAGCGACCCCACCAAGAAGATTACCAATTTTGAAATTCTGTCGCAGATTTTGCCGCCGCTCAGCATGAAATACAAAACCAAGCAGTTTGGAGGAAGCGACGATTATGCGACTTCAAACAATGTTCTAGAAATTCGCGACGGAGAAATTTTGCGCGGTCACATTGACAGTGGCGTTTTGGCTTCAAGCACAAATGGCATGATTCAGCGCATATGCAACGATTTTGGAAACATGGCATCCGCCAATTTCATCGACGACTTGCAAAATATTATTACGGAATACATGAAGACGTCGGCATACAGTGTCGGAATCAGCGATTTAATTTCCGATAAGAAAACAACCGAGAAAATTATTGATTCCATTAAAACCAAAAAACTCGAGGTGAAGACCATTATTGACAACATTCACATCGGTACCTTTGAAAACAAATCTGGGCGAACCAATGAGGAAGAATTCGAGCTGCTCGTTACCAATATCTTGAACAAGGCAAATGGTGAAGCAGGTGACATTGGTCTCAAAAGTTTGAGCAAGACGAACCGATTCATTACCATGGTAAATGCTGGGTCAAAGGGTAGCAAAGTGAATATTGCCCAGATGATTTGTTTGGTCGGTCAGCAAACTATTGACGGTAAGCGCGTGCCTTACGGATTCGACAGCCGAACGCTGCCCCATTATTCCAAATACGATGACGGTCCTGCCGCGCGAGGATTTGTTGAAAACTCGTTTATTGCCGGACTCACGCCGTCGGAGGTGTTCTTTCACGCCATGGGTGGTCGTGTTGGTCTGATTGACACCGCTGTTAAATCGGTTACATGGGAAACGCCGATAATTATTGTTGAAAATGACGTTCCAAAATATGTTAAAATTGGCGAATGGATTGATGACCATTTGAATGGCAATGATGCTTCAAGAATTCAACATATGGAAGAACAAAACATGGAATACCTTGAATTAATTCATCCTGTTAAAATCGTAACAATGGACTATGAAGGACGCGTGTCATGGGAAAACATAACAGCAGTAACACGTCATGACCCTGGTGAAAAACTATTCAAGATTACAACGAAGGCAGGTCGTTATGTAACTGTCACTGCAAATAAGTCGCTTCTTGTTTGGAATTCAAATCTGAATCAGTTTCGCGAAGAATATACGGAAGATGTCAAGGTTGGCGATTTTGTTCCGGTTGCGAAGAATGTTTGCGAGTATTCTGCTGGCAATAATAATGGAACTAATTGTATCGATTTTGAAAATGGACTGAGAGTTGGAAATACAATTGAAAAAAAAATACCGAGTGAAGCATATATTGCAAGTAAAGATTATGTGAAGGGATTTTTGACCGCATACTTTTCAAACCATGGATTTATTGCCGACACAGAAATTGAACTCACTTCTACGAATCATCGTTTAATCGAAGACGTCGCATTCTTATGCTCTCGTTTGAATGTGCACGCAACTATCACGATTGAAGATAATGGAGCTGCTTGGTACACACTTCTCACTATAAGCGGGAAAAACGTTCAACAATTTGCCGAACAAATTACACTCCTTCATCCTGAGAAAAATAACAAAATGAAATCTATTGTTTGGACAACTAAATTAGACAAAGTGAAAACTATAAATGACGTTATACTAGATGAAATTGTTTCAATTGAACCCGTCGACCCTGTAAACCATCCAAAGATGTATGACTTGACGATTCCTAAAACACTCAACTTTGGTCTAGCGAATGGTCTTCAAGTGCGCGACACCTCGCAAACAGGATATATTCAGCGCCGCTTGATTAAAGGTATGGAGGATATCAAGGTTGAATATGACATGACGGTTCGAAACAGCAAGAACCGAATTGTTCAATTTAGTTATGGAGAAGACGGCATCGACACCGTGAAAATTGAACACTCCAATATGAACTTTATCGGAATGACACCAGACGAAATCTATGCCCACTTTTACGTACCGGTCGGCGGAGACTCTGAAACAACGAGCGAACTAAAAGCCATATTTTCAAAGACTGCATTTAGTCGCATGAAGAAGCAGCAGAAACTGTGCGACGAAAAGTCCAAAAAATACACTGAATATTTGATGAATGTTCGCGAGGACATTGTCGTAAAAGTATTCAAAAATAAAAATACGACGGATGCATATTTGCCGCTGTCGTTTTCACACATTGTTGCAAATATTGGAGGCATGCAGAAAATCAATAAGAATTCTGAAGTTGATATTACGCCTCTGGAAACATTTATTCTGCTCGAAGAAACGTACGCGCGTTTTGAACAGCTGCAATACGCGCCGCCCACCGAGCTCTTTAAAATCATGTATTATTACTCGCTCACACCGCGCGATTTGCTCATGGTGAAACGGTTCAACCGAAAAGCAGTTGTGGCTTTGGCGGAAATGATGGTTCTCATGTACAAGCGCGCAATTGTCGCGCCGGGTGAAATGGTTGGCATGATTGCTGCTCAGAGTATTGGCGAACCGACAACTCAGCTCACGTTGAACAGTGTGGCATACGATTCCGAGCTGTTGTTGCGCATTGACGGTGCCATTCGAGTTGTTAAAATCGGCGAATACATTGACAACTATATTCCAAAAGCGAGAAAGAGCGAGGAACACCCGAATGATACAAAATTGTTATATGTGAATGATGACGAGGAAGTCTATGTTCCATCCGTTGATGAAGATGGAAATACGAGCTGGAAGCGCGTTGAAGCACTCACGCGCCATCCTGTTGTCAATTTGGATGGAACAAATACGGTTTTGCGCGTGACGACCAAAGATGGTCGTTCCGTCATTGCCACGAAAGCCAAGTCATTTTTGACGATTGATGATAATAATAAGCTTGTGGCGACCAACGGTTCGGAACTCAAAGTTGGAGATTATCTTCCTGTAAATATTCGCGCATTTGAAATGCCGGATGTCCGCGAATTTGATGTGTCATCCATTCTTAAAAAAACTGAATACGCGTTTGGAAGCGAGATGCATAAAGCACATTCGTATTCGAGTGAACATTATTGGTGGTCCAAACACGCAAAAACGGATTTCACAGTTCCTTACAATAGAAGTGACGCGTTCATGGAAGCAATGAAGACGGAACCACATGTTGATAAGAAGACTGGTAATGTTGCATCTGCGCGCCAGACATTTCTTCCTGGAATTGTTTATCCGAAAAAGCGTTTCATCGGTGGAGGCAATATTCTCGAACACATTCCCCTCGATTTCGATTTCGGGTACTTGATTGGAGCATATTGTGCAGAGGGGTGCACCACGCGCACACAAATTTCAATTGCCAATAACTGCCGCGAATTCTTTGCACCGATTGAACGTTTGATGGAAAAGTGGAAGATTACAACAAAATATTATGTTCAAAATGATAAAAATGGTGTAGGATGGACATCATCTGATTTGAGAATATATTCCATCGTTCTCACCGATATCCTTGACATCCTCTGCGGAAAAGGGTCTCCTAACAAATGTGTGAATTATCTCCTATTTAACAGCAATAAAGAATTCATGAAGGGTCTGATTAGCGCATATTTTGCGGGAGATGGATGTATAAGTAAAAAAGCTTGTGGAATAACTGCATACAGTGTTTCAAGAACCTTGTTGGAAAATATTCAGTCGATTCTGTGTTACTGGTTTGGAATATATACGAAAATTAAAACAAACAAGCTTCAACTAACTAATAATATCGGTTCTAAAAATATATTACAAGGATACACGCTGAGTATTAAATGTGATGGTGCGAAAATATTCGCAAATGAAATTCCAATGTTTATCGGATACAAACAAGAACGACTCAATGAATATAAATTACAAGATTCAAATTTACAATCAATGTCGACAGAAATTAAAGATATAATTCCAAAATTTACAGATAAATATGGAGATGTCCATACTAAAACAAATCGTAGAAAACTTCTTGAACGTTTTGATGTTCCATTCAAAGATGTTCGTTTTGATGAAATTGTAACCATTGAAGAAATACCGAATCCGACAGAATGGGTATATGACCTAACTGTAGAATTGACAAGGACGTTTATTCTGCGAAATGGGAGTTGCCAGAACGATACTTTTCATTTATCTGGCGACGCTTCCAAGTCACAAGTTACTCGCGGTCTTCCGCGAATTGAGGAGCTGCTGTCACTTTCGGAGAATACGAAGAATCCTTCGACCACCATTTATTTGAAGCCGAGCGATGAGTCGAACAAGGATGCGGCCGCCGATTTGATACCCACGATAGAGCTGACGCGATTGGAGGATATCGTGAAGAGTGTAGAGATATGTTTTGACCCGAGCGATTCGCCGAGCGAGACGAAGATTTCGGCAGACAGTGGGTTTTTGGCGCAGTACGCGGAGTTTCAGAAAATGTTGAAGGATGTCGGAGGCGAAGACGAGACGGAATGCGAGCGGGAGCGGTCCAAGTGGATTTTGCGAATGGAAATGGACCGCGAGTCCATGTATGAGAAGCGGGTTACGATGGATGATGTGCATTTTGCGATTAAAGCGGTGTATTCGAAGAATGACAAGAGTGAAGTGTCGTGCATTTATTCGGATTACAACAGCGACAATTTGGTGTTTCGAATCAGGTTGGATTTTCAGAAAAAAGACAAGGAGCCAAAGACGCTAGACCAGACGGATAAAATCTACCAGCTTAAAACGTTTCAGGATGCGCTGATGAAGAATATTATTTTGAGGGGAATTAAAGGGGTGCGGAATGTGCTGGCCCGCAAGGTTGTGGACATGGTTGCCAAAGAGAACAACACGTTTCGAAAGAAGGAGACGTGGGTGCTAGATACGACGGGGTCTAATTTCATGGAGATACTTTCGTTGAAAAACATTGATTCGCGCCGGACAATTAGCAACGACATTCAAGAGATTAATAGGGTGCTTGGAATTGAAGCTGCGAGACAGGCGCTGTTCAACGAGCTGTATGAAGCATTTGATACCACGTACATTAATCACCATCATATTAGTCTGCTCTGTGACCGAATGACATCTAGTTCAAATCTGATTTCTATATTTCGACACGGAATTAATAATGACGATATTGGTCCAATTGCAAAAGCGTCATTTGAGGAAACGCCGGAGATGTTTCTGAAAGCGGCGCGGCATGCGGAGCTTGACCATGTGCGCGGTATTTCAGCAAATGTAATGTGCGGTCAAGAAGGATTTTACGGAACAAATGCGTTTAAAGTAATGCTAGACATTACCCAGATTATGAAGATGGGACAAGTTGCCACCGCGGACAAGACGGTCGAAGAAGAAAAAGAAGCGGTTATACAAGGCTTTATGGACAAGATTGCAGCTGAAGACCCGCTTAATCCGTGCAGCAAAAATAAGCTGACGATTCAGAGCACACTGGACAAAATTCAGGGGTCAAATCTTGGTTCAGTTGACCCGGATTATGATATGGGATTCTAAAATAAGTATTAAAAACAAACTAGAAATTCAAAATTCTAAAAAAAATCATGAATTTTAAATTTTATAATAAATATTATTTTTTGTTAGTATTTGAGTTATTAATTTTAAATGTGCGGAGATTACTACCATTCATAGCATTTTACATTTTTAACTGCACAACAGTCCTTTACCATCTGATTATATTTTATAGTTCCACATGTAAACACGACAACGTCGCCGTCATTATTTAAATCATTTATATACTCAGTTAAAATTGATGGGGTTAATTTATTATTTTCTCGAGATATAAACAACTTTTCGATTATATTTATCTTAGTATCCTCGTCGGCGTTATCGTCATTGTTAATGCAAATATTATTTGCTTGAAACATTTTATTTGTTGTTAGTATGGCGTCATCCAACGTGGCATATGATGATATAAAATGAAGTTTTTGCTTTTTACTGTCAGCATTGGTTTCTGTGACATTATGATTATCATTTATCCACGCAACGCCCATACTATATAACGGCGTAATACCTGACCCGCAAGAACACAATACAACATGTTTCGCAGATATAATATTTCCATCACAAACAAAGGATTTGACCGACGGTGCAGAATCATAATATTTTCTACCAAACGGACCCTTGATAAAAATCGTATTATTTGCAAGATATTTGTCGCATATAACAGGTGACACTTCACCATTTTCTACCCGTTTTATAAGAAATTTAATAATATCGCCACTATGGTTATTTTGATTATTTTGTTCAGTATTTTGAATATATTCAATAGGTGTGTATGGTCGTTTTTTCGTGTCAAAATATAAATTAAAATACATCCCGGGCTTGTATTTTGAAAATCTTTCACACAGTTGTATAGTTATCATATGATTGCTATTGCTATTGTTATTGTTATTACTATGATTTTCGCTGCAGTCATTATTTGTCTTTAATATTACATTTGTTACGACCCGATGATTTGATTCTTCTCGATGTTGTTTCGTGTCAAAAATATATTTACTTATTTTCGGAAACATATAAATGCATAATATTAATAACGAAATCGCGATTTGTAAAAAAGTTGTTTTATTCATTGTCATTGTGTTCATTGTCATTGTGTCGACATTAATGAAATGTTTTATTACGATTCCAACGATGCCAAGAGTCATCCATAGCACGTATTTATTCAACTTCATATTTACGCGCAAATAGATAAGTAAGCTTCCGATGAGTATTATAGGATACAAACTAATGTCGGCAGCATTTATCAAATAAACTGCAAGTAAGCTCCCGCCATATAACATGTGGTACCAAAACGATGATATAATGTTTTTTCTAACAAGAGTCATCATAAATGATGCAAATTGTATCGGAAATGCGACAGATAATATGTACGGTATTTTTCCAAAGAGGCAAACAAATGTCGCCATAAATTGTGAATGGGTATAAAAATATTTAATCGCGGATTGTAGGTTTGCAGGACAATCGCTCCAATAAGGCATTGTTGCGGTTGTTGTTTCTTTTTTATTTTCGCGTAGATATTCTGTGCTCAAATCTGCCAATTTCATAGCCAATAATACAATTCCAAGACGTGCGCAACCAGTAATTGCATTATACCAATTATAGTTATCGTCGCTCTTCATTATACTATTCACATCAACGTCAAACTTCTTCGCAATAAAATACAATACATTTATTAGTAAAAAACTTCGCACCGCGAATACGATTGAATGTGCGCGAAATTCCTGCCAAATCATCGGTATTATCCCCGTTCGGATTCGAGGAATCAAAAACTGAAGCGCCGATAAACTTAAAATAGAATGCAGCCACGTTAATCCAATAAATTTGCCGTCAACAGTTCGTAATGTTAATTTCGCTACTGCGCCGCTATAAAAATAATCAAATAATAAGTAAAAATAGTTAAATAAAGAGACGCATCCCATTATTTTATGAATATGAAATTTATCTTCGTGCGTGATAAGTTTTGATATTTTGGTTTTGTTATATTCCAATTTAATTGAACGATTAAACCGCGGATCATCTTCAGACAACTCTTCAACCTTGTAATTTTCAAGAAGATTTACCGCATATTCCGAATGACCAACCTCATTGAATTTTTGGGTTAAATCCAGGATTTCGGTTTTGTCTCCATTATTTTTTTTTATTACATCATCATCAGAAACTTTTTGTGAGTCTTCCCCGTCTCCATTAAATACGTCTGGACCGCCAGGATGTTCATTAATGAATGTTGTTATATCGTATATAATATTATTAATAATAATTTTCATAGTTATTATTTATTATTAATCGTATTCGTTTTAATTCGTTTTTATATCGTTTTATTTATTTATTTGTTTGTTTATTTATTTGTTTATTTATTTATTTATTTGTTTGTTTATTTATTTGTTTATTTATTTGTTTATTTGATTTTATGTGTATTAGTCGACGTCGACGCCTTCTTCTTCTTCGCCATCATCTTCATCGCCATCTTCATCATCTATAAATTCTTCGCCTTCGGTCGTGTAATAACTCTTGTATTTTATGTAATCATTCATCGCAACCGCACGTTTATTTTCAGAAAGATATTTCGCCAAATCCGGTTCAAATAATAACATTTCATTGTCTTTTAAATTATAATGAATATCATCAAATGTCAAATACTTATTCGGATGTAACATGAATGCTCGAATGCGCCTGTATCGCAATAATTCGTCTGCCAAACGAATGTAGTATTTGTATTCATTATCCGAGTCATCGACCAGGTTACGTTTTGGAATATAAAGTCCGCATTCATTTTCAACAGAAAAACAATATGCAAGTTTTTTGCATGATAAGCCGTTCTCCATGATGCAGCTTAAAGCGGAATTTTGTTCGTAGATGTCTTTTAATACAGACGGGTTAATTTCGCTAAACTGGATATGTTTTTGAGCCAAGCGCATTAACAGCACCTTTATTTCATTCAGCTTCTTCACGTATAGCACGTATTGTTGTTTTATATTGTCCGCCATTTTACCTTTTACAGATGTTTTTGCTGACGATTTTGCTGTTTTATAAATGATCGATTCAATAGAATTGCGCAACTCCATAAACTCGAAACTGTTGAGTTGAATTCGAACAATGTTTCGAAATGCATTGTAAAAGTTCGTTTCCAGACGTATTTTCTCAACATCGTCTGTTCTTTCTGCATCTCTTTTGAATGCAAATCCCATACGTTTCAGTTGAGGAAGTATTGAAATATCTACATTCATACTGTTACCTAGCTCCACAACCTTTAACCCATCATCTTTTATGCTGCTGACTGGAATCGGTTTTCCAATCGGAGTAAATTGATTGGTTTCAATCATTATTCCAATAACGTGTCCATCATCTACGACTTTACATTTTGGCGCGCACGGAATTTTTCCTTTTGTTTTTTTAGATATAAATGATGCAAATTCTTTAGTGTGCTCGTATGATTTCCAAATTGTCGGCGCACGATTTATAAAAACAAGTTCGTATTCATGATTGATAGCGGACGGGTTGCACAATATGTTTCCGTTCACTTGGTGCGTTTTCTCACCGCGTGATAAATGCATTATAGTGGATAATCCAACCGCTTTCCCGGAATAGTCAATGATTTGTTTAATATCTTCATCTCGAAAAGTTTGTTTTATTGGCGTGTTGCTTTCTTTCAAAATCTGAACAATCTCATCAAATGATTTGTTTTGAGTAATTGATTTTATGAGCTGTGCAGGTTTACACGCTACTTCAAAAAAAGATTTAATTTTAGTAAGTGCCATTTTAAATTCTTTTATATCTTTATCTTTATCTTTGTCTTTTATTGAATTGATGGATGAGAATAATACTGTGTTGACTATGTTACGTTTTGACGTGTTTAAATAAGTGTACAGCGGTTCATAATACATTTCATACTTTACAATAATAATGTTTGCTTTATTAGAGTCAAAAGTTGCATTCGAGTAATGATTCGTGGGACATATAACATTTACTTCATCTTTATTTTCCGTCAACTCTAAAATAATCAAATTCAATCCGTTCAAGTGAATGGATGGAGTGCGCTTCCCTTCTTCTTCATTTTTTTTGAATTCTGACCATAGTATCGAGTCTGTAATATAGTCCCATAAATACGTGTAGTCAATGACAATACTATCATTTTTTAAATAAGCAATGAAATTTTCATACGACATTATTAATGATTTAAAAAATACAACTTTATTATCTTCGTCATCGTCAACATCAACAGCGTCAGCATCCGTAAATATTTTTTTGAATAAGTCCGTTTCTTTATAAGTAAGCAACTTCTCTCTGTCAACATATTCAAACTTTTTAAATGTTTCAACAAGCGTTCCATTTTGATATGTGATGAAATTATCAAAAGTTAACCTGGGTATTAAAACCCTATGTTTAAAATCGTTTGATGAAAGTGACTGGTCTGTCAATGAATTATAAATATTTGCAATACACGAAATAAAATATTGATTTTTATTTACATTTGCGGCATCCTTTTCTTCTTCCACGGTTCCCATTCTTAAAACACACAACTTATCATCTACAAGTATGTCGCCCTTGGAAGACTTGCACTCTTTGCTATAATTTTCATTTTCAAATAAAAATAGTTGGAGAGAAGGAGGTAAAAATCCGAGATTATTTTGCTGAAGAGGAAATGCAGCATCCGCTTTTGATACATATAAATTTGATTTTGATTTTTTCTTTTTTGGTTGTTTAGGGGAACCTGGGTCCCCCTCTGACCCCTTCGTCAAGGGATTTAAAGGGACATGTTGTCCCTTTGAAACAGAAGTTTCGACATCTTTTTTATTTTGTTTACATTTTTCAATTACTTCTTGTTCTTTTTTAAATAGTTGATAGTTTTTAAAATCATTGCCATCATTGCCTTTTCCTTTTACTCCTGTAAAGCAACATGGCAAACACTGTCCTGATTTGGTTTTTAATGTTTTCAAAAATCCTGGTAAATATGGGTTATATGAACCCGTTTTAAAATGCTCTAGCGGAGATGTTAAATCCAAAATAAATTTACTTTTATTTTCTGGGTCATAAGATTCTTCCTTGGTTACAATATGTTTTTGTAAATGATTGTCATCTACTTCTTTTTGAGAAACTGACCTTTCTTCAATAACATTCCAATAGCGCGGACAAATGTAATATTTTTTATTTCCATTTTCTGATTCTTCATCGCTTTCACCACCGCTGTCGCTAGAGTATTCCAAAGGTTTTCCATAATATGACGGCTGTCCTGTTTTTGCATCAGTGGAATCTATTCTCTCCAATTCTTCCTTTGTTAATATAATTGGTTGGCGCCGTGCACTCCAACCGCAGTTGGTTGCATACCCTGGCGTATTTTTAAAAAGAAATGGTTCCATCTTTTTTAGACGTTTGTATACCGGATTGGATTCAAATGCACCACCTATGAATTCGTCATAATTGCCATCTCCTCCCAATAGATTAAAATCTCCAATATCTTCTTCCTCCTCTTCCTCTTCTTCCTCCTCTTCTTCCTCTTCATTTTCTACTTCCAGTGGCGCTGCTGCTGCTACTGCTGCTTCCTCCTCTTTTTCTATTTCCAGCGGCACTGCGGCTGCTGCTGCTGCTACTGCTTCTTCTTCCTCCTCCTCTTCCTGCTCTTCTATTTCCAGTGGCGCTTCTTTTGTTTCTTTCACTACTGCTGATGCCATAACGGCAGCAGGAACAACGGCAGCAGGAACAACGGCAGCAGGAACAACGGCAGCAACATCGCCAACAGTCATACGTGTAATATCGCACAACTGTTTAACCAAGCGCACTGGAATATATTTTTCATCATTTCCAAAGATATGAAGTAGCGAGTCAATGTATATTCGAATGGGATTCAAAATATAAATATTATTAATTCCTGATATTTTTATTGTAACTGTATTCTTCGTGTCACCCAGACTTTTTATAATATGGGTTTTAAATCCCGGAATTTTCCGAGCATATATTTTTTTAGGCATTTTTTTTTGTTGTATTATTTTTGCATATTTTCCATCGAAACTTGTTTTGAATTCGCTATAACTTTTTTCCGCCACTTGTTTTGAAACCAGTAAATTTTTAATCATCAAGTCTACCACCGATTTTTTACTCCTAAATCCCGAATTATACAACATTTCAATATACGCAACTCGAAAAACATTTTCATCAAAATCAGGAACACGAATATATTGCATAGAAACTCCCTTGTCTTCAGAATTCCAATTATTCTCAGTTACTTTCATCACACTTGAAATGCACCCATAATAATTACTCCACAGAATCGGTTCTACATTATTAACTTTTGAAATAGACAAGTATTCAATATTTTGTATAACAACATTGTCGTCATAAATAGAATAAAAATCGCGCATTCTGTATCCATTTTGATTCAAAAAATCAATAATTATTTTTAAATGCGGAGAAACAGCCGAACGTATCATTTCGTCAATTGCGTCTTCTGTGTATGTATTCTTAAAGCTGGAATGAATATATATGTGACCCGCTTCATCAAATTCGCAAATAAATGGAATTTGTTCACTTCGTCTTACACCATATTGCCTTTCCGATTTATCGTATATAACATACAAGCTGACACGAGTTGTCGACATTTTTTGTTTCTTTTTTTTATTTGCATTTGTTGCATTCGAAAATGCGGTCATTTTTTTTGATACTTGTTGAATGTCGAATATTTTATTTGAGTCAGACTGGTATTGAATAAACAAGTATGGTATTTTTTTACCATCTTTTGTTGAATTTTGTGTATATAGTCTGAGAATAGAATCTTGATTCGGCGGATTATATTTAATCATCTGGCATTGTTTTGTTGCGTGAAATAATTTGAATAAAAGGTCCAACGGAAAATTAAATTTTTGATCTGGTAATAATTTAATATCAATGGCTGTAATTCCAGAATCTTCTGTTTTTAATTTTGGTTTTTTTGACTCTTCAAAAATGTCATAAAATAAATTTATTTGTTTCATATTTAATTCAAATTCTGGAGATGTGATTTGTTTTTGTGTTTCATCTCTTAATTCTGATGCAGAAGCTTCCAAGTCATTCATATTTTTTATTCCTTTTGAATATAAAAGAGGATAATACGTTTCAATGACGGCGGTGAGTGCGTCTGCACCTTGTAGCTTTCTTTTTTTTATTGTCAACACATCTCTCGCAAAGCATGCAAAAAGTGTATTATGAATTATATTTTTTGTGTTTAAAAGCAACTGCTGTTGCCGATAACTGATTGCTTTATGTTTTTGATTTTTCGACATTGACGAGACGCTGCTGCTCTCAGTGTCAATAAAAAATGGATTCACGTATACACTAGCGGGTATGCTTTGTCCAATCGGAACATCTTTGAATAATTTTTGCACATTTAAATTTTTAAGAGTGGTAAAAACATCTTTTACATCAATTTTCTCTCCAGACACCTGAGAATATCCCATCAAATAATCTTTTAAATATGATGTTTTTGAAACAAGCTGCTCATCCATTTTACCATTATCCAAATCGGACAATTCCTGATAAACCTCGTTGGAGTCAAATGTTACCGGAGTTTTTGAAAATAAATATAATTCATCATATGTATACGCAGAATCCGACTCTTCGCCAGCTTCTTTTATTGCCAACATAATTTTGCGCTTTACAACATCAACTGTGTCATCAGAATATATTTTAAAATTTACAAAATGTATTTTAATTTTATACTTTGATACATTTTTTAATTCCAATTTGCTAAAAACATTTTCAAATACTTCAGAATTTGAACCATTGTCAACATATTGGTCGTACAAGTGTGTCAACTGTTTGGATGTTGGTGCATTTTCAATTCCTTTCGCAGAACCGTAAAAAACATACACGCATTTTGGAATTCCACCGTTGTCACTCCCATTACCGTCACCTCCCTCATTCAATATGCTGCATTTATATATTTCTTCAATTGGATTGGTAAAACTCATAATATTTTTATTCAATCAATATAGTTAATATAGTTAATATAGTTAATATAGATATATATATTAAATATAATTTAATGATAATAACATTATTAATATAATTTGATAAATTAATAATGAATATAAACATTGCAGTTGCATTTTCTAAAAATTATGGAATCGGATTTAAAAATAATTTGCCATGGTCTCACTTGAAAGAAGACATGCGGCTTTTTTCAAAAAGAACAATTGGCGCTGGCAACAACGCTGTAATAATGGGAAAAAATACATGGTTTAGCATTCCAGAAAATAGACGTCCTTTGAAAAATAGAACAAATATCGTTATTTCTAGTTCTTTATCATTACCATCATCATCACCATCTTTGGATGGAAATCCACAAATTTTTTCTTCAATACATGATGCAATGTCATTTTGCGAATGCGAATCTGCAAAGTATCACGAACTATGGGTGATCGGCGGAAGTCAAATGTACAGTGAGTTTTTAAATACTTATTACAATAAATTGAATCGAGTATATATTACATATGTTTGTGGCGATTACGAGTGTGACACGTTTATTCATTTTTCTGCTGCAGATTATTGTGTTGAAAAAGAAGAACATAATACTGAAGAGAGATGTCATTATTTAACATGCATTCACATACATCACCCAGATAACAATAATAAAAAGTATGATACTCTTGAAACTACTTTAAAAAATTTCTGTTATTTATAAAATGGATTTTCATCAATGCGCGTTCCGCAATATTGCACCGGCGATTTCGAATAGTCAATGGGTTCGTATATTCCCGATTTTTTTGCAGAATTTAATAAAAATTTAAAATTGTCCCAGAATTCGTCCTTGTGTCCAATGCTTGCAGTCATAAGGTGCGCAAGCTCATGAATAGCTACAAATGTAAGCGTGCTTAAATCGATTAGCCTGGTTCCCTGTTTATCTTCATTCAAACAAAAAGCCATTTTTTCCCCCTTGTTCTCGCTGTATGCGGTGTGTTCGCTCGTTGGAAGCGTTTCGCTAATTTTATCAGGATTAAAATTCTCAACCAAACGTTTGACGGCGGGATTGGATGCGTGATTTGCGCCGACATACTTTACAAGTTTTTTCATGTTGCTTGTTGCTTCTGCTAATAAATCTGCGGCCAATTCTAATTTACTCCGTTCTCTCACACAGTATGTGTTTCCATCAACTTTTGAAATTACACACCTCAAGTTGAACGAATCGGAATCCTTGTACATTTTAAATCCGAAACATATCATCAACACTACCAATATGACTCCTAAATAATTTATTTTCATTTTGATATTTAATTATTTGTGTTTGTTTGTTTATTGTTGCGACTTTTTAATTTGAATAAAATTATTTATTATATAATCAAGATATAATAAATATATGAATATAAATAGTAAAAGTTTCCGATTTAACAAAGCTTTGATTTTTCTAAAAATGGCAAACATATCAATAAATAAAATGCATAATAAATCATAATTGAATTAACAATCCAACACCACATACTCCCTATTACTGTGGCATCATTCTTATAATTTATAAAAGAAATTAATAACGTAATAACAGCAAAGATAAATCCGACCCATTTTTTTTCATAAACAATGCTAAATAGAAAGAAAAATAACCATATTAGCAACATAATTGGAGTAGTTCCAACAAATTTCCAATCTAAATGTCCAGTTTTACTTATTACTGAATGAGTATTATACCTTGTTGAAAATTTATATATTGAATAAGGAATTGCTAATAATAAATATAAACATAATAGCGTATTACGCAATTGTATGTTTGATAAAATAAAAATACTGGCAACTGGTTGTAAAAATACTAAAACTGTTGCCATAATAGAAAACATATTGTTATAAAATTTGTCATTAATATTTTTCCAAATAAAATATTCTATTAGTTGAATAAATACAAAAGATGCGATTAATAGATAAATAAAAGGATTGTTCAATTCTTGAATTTTATATTTGGTAAATAAGTTGTTATAAATAATAAGTAACAATACAAAACTACTAAATAAAAATGTATTTAACGAAACATCTTCATTCCAACACATCACACACACTATATAATATATATTATATTTTATTATATTATGATTTTTATTTCTATGCGCGACATTCTTCGCACTTTGACTGCTTATATCCAATTTCATAATATTAATAATGCGCTTCCATCACTCACCTGTCATCGCCATAATTCCTATTAATTAAATTAGTTATGTAAATTAATTTATTTATATAAATTAATTTAATACTGTAAATTAATTTAATCCTGTAAATTAATTTATTTATTTAATAACGGTTAAATACATTATTTAATAATAATAATAATAATATAACTATTTAATATATAAATATATACATATTTTACTAATAATTATTAATATATTTAATACTTTATTTGAATATGAATTTGGATTTGTTTCTTGTTCAAAAAGTTATACAGTCTCTTTTCAAAAATGATGTAAATGTAAATGCAACATCATTAATACCACTGGATATACCCTTGACGTCATCATTGAAACCTAAGACAAAAATGAAAAAGAATGGAAAGGAAAAAATGGATGAAATGGATGAAATGGATGAAATGGATGAAATGGATGAAATGGATGAAACGGAGAAAATGGATGAAATGGAAAATAAAATTCAAAAAAAACAAGAAAAACAAAACAGTCGAAAACTATTGGAAGTATATTCAACTTTGTATGATAAAATGAATGACGCAAATGTATATGTAAATACACAAAAAAATTCCGGCTGTTTTGAATGTCAAGAAACAGCGGTTGACATTGATTCTCAAATTCCACGTCCCAAATCATTTTCGAGCACATACATCACGCCAGAAATATTACAATATATAACAAATGAATCAAAAAGAATTCTAACTTTTGAATGTAAAATTAAAACACGACTCATTCGGTTACACTTTGTTATATTTAAAAATAATCCGAATATGAATGATTTAATTTCACATTATAAAGTTTTAGCGCACCGCGTCTACATGTGGCTGTCAATGATTTCCGATAAATCTAAATGTGTTGAAACTTTGAACATATACGTTTATCTTACTCCTTTTGAAAAAAAAATACCTGCGTCCAAAGGGCAGGCCATTGGACCTGAAAATGCAAATACGGGATACACATTTCGCTGCGATAAACAAAATGAAATTGTTATTTACAGACAAGAAGAATGGTTCAAGGTGCTGATGCATGAAACAATGCACGCATTTGGGGCTGATTTTGATGATTCGGAAAGAAGAGAACAAGCGGACGAGTATCTAAAAACGCTCTTCTCTCTACCCGATGATGTAAACATTAAACTTTCAGAAACATATTCTGAGATTTGGGCGCGCATAATGAATGTTGTTTTCCAAACCTATTTTAAATCGCCGCCATCTCTTGAATCTCGAACTCTTTATAAATTTAAAAAAAACATTGATTTCTATTTGCATTTAGAGTGTGTTTTTTCTCTCTACCAGTGCATAAAAATTTTAGACTATATGGGAATAAATTATGAGGTACTTACCGACGACTCGGAAAGTTCTAAACAAATGGTAACATCGTTTTATAGAGAGAATACAAATGTATTTGCCTATTACGTGTTAACATCCATATTATTAAATAATTATCGCGACTTCTTACCATGGTGCGCCAACCACAATGGAGCAGGTTTAAATATTTTTAAAGTGAAGACAACTAAATCTGAATTTGTAAAATTTATAAAGTCGTGTTATAAAAAATCAGACTTGTTGAAACAAATTGTAGATACCGAAAAAAAAGTGGTTGGAGATTATAAAAAGGCTTCAACAAACCGTGTATTGCTTAAAACAATGAGAATGACAATTGTAGGATTTGATTAGTTGGTTAGTTATCCACACGCCGCACATCCGACTTATCAATGCTCGTCATTAAATGCTGGTAATCGGTATGTCTTTTTTCAATATCACTGTAATCAGGTCTCTGAACAACAATTAATGGAACCAAAAGCATCCACCTGTGCTGTTTTTGAAGATGTATCCAGTATTTATCAATTGCAAAATAATAATGGTGTTCCGGATTCTTCATAAGTTTTGCAACACCCTCTTTAATATTAGAAATTAAAGTATCATAATAATGTTTCCGAACAATATATCCGGTTGTCGTCTGACAATGAGTTACTCGGATGCTTACTTCATCATTGGTGGTAAATGGGGGCAGGTTATTTCCCGCAAGCAAAAGAACGTCCCATTTATTTTTTGGATTTGACAAGAATTTATTTACATTTTCAACAAAATCATCCGGGAGTAAGAATGATACATCATCCTCCAATATTAAGACGAATTCCATATTTTGTTCTTTTGCCATTTGAATGCACTTTAAATGACTCAGACTGCATCCAATTCTGCCATTTACATTATGTATTGCATTGAACCTTTTCACATTATCGCGAATGCCAAGAAGGTCGAGCTGGCGTTCGACGTGCTGTTTTCTGTCAACGCGAGAATTTAAATTGATGTAATATCCTGGTATATCTGAAATGGTTATTGTTGTCATTTCTGTCATGGAAATGTTGTATTTGTATATTAATTATTGTATTCATTTATATTTATATTTATTATTTTTAAATGATATTATTATAAAAATCAATAAAATAAAATTGATTATTAAAATGATTTACAAGTAAAATATACTATAAAATAGATACAAGAAAATAAAGTCCCCCCCCCTTTAAAAATCCAGAACTCAGACCTCTTTTAACAAAAATGGCACAGACGACACAACCGCATCATTCAAATAAAGTTGCACGATTGGCCGGGTTTGCCGCAGATGAAAGTCGGTTATCTATTCAACAATTCAAACATGGCGCCATTTTGTGTAAAAGCGGCAAGAAAATTTGCGCAGGTCACAATATTGATACCCGAACGTCATATCGACGAAATTTATGCTGCAGCATTCACGCCGAAATGGGAACTGTGACAAAATTCTTGAACAGTTATATCAAAATACATTCAACGCGAAATTCAAATAAAATAAAACGAAAATTAAATAAGTTTTCAATTTGCGTTGTGAGAAGTATTATAATAAACGGAAAAATTTGTTATGCCAACAGCACACCGTGCGGCGACTGTATCAAAAAATTACAGACGGTTGGATTGAAAAATATAATGTATTCAGATGAAAATGGTGACATCATCACTGAAAAAATTGCAACATTCAATACATCATCATCATCATCATTTGTAACGGGGTCGATGAAAAAACAAAAATTTATTGAAAATATGCGGTTCAAATCCTTAATTTGAGGGGACATGCTGTCCCCTCTGACCCCTTGCCTTGCATTATTGTCCCCTCTGACCTCCTATTATCCTCTTGCCCTAGTGTGTCCCGCCCCCTTGCTCATCTATGAGGGGGTCAGAGGGGGGGCGTATGCCCCCCTTGGTATGCCCCCTTGGTATGCCCCCCTTGTATGTCACCCTACATATTCAACTCTTCGAGAATATCCATATTTTTAAATATCAACTTGTTATTTACACTTGGATACTCTTTCATTTTTACCTTTAATACAGATAAAAATTTAATTTTTGAAGTGATGCGCTCCCATTCTTCGTGGTTCGACAAAACATCCTTTCCATTTGTAACAAGAATAAATATATTTTCATTCAACTCTTCTAGCTCATTTGTTTTATTCGCAACTTTAATGTAAGAAGATATCATTTCTTGTAATTCTATGATAATGTCCACAACTTTGTCCGGATGCAACACACCCTCCTTCATTAAATTTACAATAAACGTGCTCATCGCCCTGCGTTTGTCGTTGGTTTTCGTGTTGTCACAAAATTTGTTATAGTCTACACTCGGGTCAACATAATCTATTTTTTTAAAAAGTCCAACAAATTCCGAAAAACTCTTTTCAAATACACTTTTGAATATTTCATGGTAACTCATAAGTTCGTTGAATAGTTTGGAATACAATGACGAATAAAATATATTCGAACTTGCAGTATTAAATATTGAATTTGCAATTTTTGTAATGTTCTCTTCATCTACAACACTTCCAGTTGCTACGACAGAGCCTTCATCGGCAGTGGAATCATTTACATTTACATTATTATTTTCAATAATTTCTTTTACTTCATCAAAAATTTCAGTTTTTACCACATTATATGTGGCTTCTGTAAGCTTATTTAGCAATGAACGAATCGTATCAATGCGCTTTTCAATTCCTTCCACTTTTCTTAATTCCGTCTTTTGAAATGTTCGAATCGTATTCCAGTCATCGTCGGTAATTTGAGATGGCTTATTTCTTGCACGACGAATATTGCTATTGCTATTGTTTCCATTATTGCAAACAGCGCCAGAATTTGTCGCCAAAACATTCTGTTTACCGTCTTTATTATCATACTTATTACTGTTGCTGCCGCTAGAGCCATTATTGTTATCCACTTTTTCCTGTTTTTCTCTTTTTGGAAATACAGGAGTTTTTATATAAGAAGGAGCGCCAACTTTATCTGCCAATAATGATATCAGCTCAATTACCCCCGAATCTTTTAAATCATATGTAAATCCTCCCCAAATAATTGTATTAAAATCTTGAAGTGTATATTGTTTCAAATTCAAATTGGTCATCATCAATTTATCTTTGCCTATTATTTATATAAACACTTATTTATATCAGTTTAACATCATTATTTATTTACTTACAATTATTTATTTTATACACATATAAATAATTGTAAATAGCTTAAACAGATTACATTATTTAACCTAAAGACAGGTTTCTTATGACAACTACGACTACAAATACAAATGCAACGAGCGAATACATTCCCAAAGAATTTTTGAAATGGGAAGATTTAGAAGAATTTAATCCAGAGTTGTTGCGCGGAGTATACGCACACGGATTTGACAAACCAAGCACTATTCAACAAAAATCAATTCTGTCCCTTTTTGATAAAAAAGATATTATAGCGCAAGCTCAATCCGGAACAGGAAAAACGGGAGCTTTTAGTGTTGGTGTTTTACAAAATATTGATACAAGCGTAAATAAGGTGCAGGCAGTTATTCTTGTGCCCACCAGAGAACTGGCTAAACAAATTCAAGATGTTGTAACAAGTCTGGGCTCATTCATGAAGTTGCTTAAAATTCAACTTTTAGTGGGCGGAACTTCCACGGAGCAAGATGTTCACGCGCTAAAAAATAACACACCGCATATTATTGTGGGTTGTCCTGGGCGCGTGCATGACATGATGCGCCGGCAACACATTCGCGGAGCCGACATCAACATGATAATTTTGGACGAAGCAGACGAAATGCTGTCCGTCGGTTTCAAAGAACAAGTGTATAATATTTTTAATTTTCTCAATTCAAATGTTCAGGTTGGACTTTTTAGCGCAACGCTTCCAGAAGAATTGCACACTCTGTCTGAAAAGTTTCTTAGAAATCCTGTTAAAATTCTCGTAAAATCAGAGCAGCTTACTCTTGAAGGAATCGTGCAGCACATGATTGCACTGGAAGATGATTCTCAAAAATACAGCACGCTCAAAGACATTTACAATATGCTTGCAGTGACTCAAAGCATTATTTATTGCAACAGCATTAAGCGAGTTGTTGATTTGAATGAAGCCATGCTTCAGGATAATTTCCCCGTGTGCTGTATCCATTCTGGAATGGAAAAACATGAACGCGATGCGGCATTTAGCGATTTTAAATGCGGGAAGCACCGCGTGCTGATTTCATCAAATGTCACTGCTCGAGGAATTGACGTGCAAAATGTGGGTGTTGTGATTAATTTTGATGTGCCCAAAGACGTGCACACGTATTTGCACAGAATTGGCAGGTCTGGAAGGTGGGGGCGCAAAGGAATTGCAATCAATTTTGTAACCCGGTGGGATTTGAAGAAAATTAAAGAGTTTGAAGTGTATTACCAGACGACCATTACAGAAATGCCGGCAACGTTGAATGTTTCATCTTAGTGAACTCTTCTGAAATTTTATAGTTTCAGTTTAGTAATATTATAATTATATTATAATATTATATTATTATAATTATAATATTTTATAATATTATAATATTTTATAATATTATAAATAATATAATTATAATTAATAAATCATGGTAGTTAATGCACTCAATTTTGATGGTGTTGATGATGTTGTTGAATTCAATTCATATATAACTGATTTTGGAGCTAGTTTCACAATAGAGTTATGACTTAAAACAACTGCATCAAGCGGGGGAATTATTTTAATTGGTTCGCGTCTTACCGAAAATCAAGTTTCTGGTGTTGACAACTTTGACATTGATAGAGTTGATTAATTTAAATTATTTTATTTTAATATATTATTTTATTTAATAATAATATAATATATAATGACAACTTACACAGTAACTTACAACGGCAATGGAAATACAGGTGGAACTGTTCCTTCCGACCCTACATTATATGCTTCTGGCTCAACAGTTACAGTTTTAGGAAATACAGGAAATCTTAAAAAAAATAATGGTGCTTTTTGGACTTGGAATACTAGTTCAGACGGTAATGGCATAAATTATATTCCTGGTGAAACGTTTGCCATTTCTGAAAATAGAATACTTTATGCAAATTTTAATCCGTGGTTCCAAGGACCTGAACAGAACTTTGCTGTAGCCACTGATAATACTTATGTTTATTCAACTACTTATGATAGTAATCACCTTTTAAAAACTAAATTATCAGATAAATCTTATACTATCTTTAATTTATTAAATTCTCGTGCAACTTTAACAGTTTATAATGGATATATTTATGCACTTTTATTCAGTGGAAATTCAAATGGTATTATTAGTAAATTGAGTTTGACTGATGATTCTGATTATACTTCAGTATGGGCAACAACAGAACGACGGGGGACGTGTTTAACCAATTATAACGGATATATTTATGTATGCATTAGTGGTTATCCTACTAATATTATTGTAAAAATTGATTTAAGTAATCCTAGTAATAAAGCAACTATTTACTCATTTTCTGACTGGAACGTGTGTATAAATGGTATAGCAGTTTATAATAATTTTATTTATATGTATCTGTATGATACTAATAATGGAACAACAATTCGAAAGCTTAAATTAGATGGTACTGTGGTGAATTTAAATTGGTTTACACTTCCATCATCTCTAGTTTTAACGAACGAAATAGTATCTAGTCTAACGGTATTGAATGGATGGATATATGTAACATCTAGAGGAAAGCCAGGAGGAAACGAATATGGAACTGTTTCACAAATTAATATATCAGACCCTACCGATTTCACACTTTTATGGCTGGATGGATTTGATAAATTAATCACAATTTTCGCAGGAACTAATTACTTATATTTTACAAGAGGTGCCTATATATATAAAGCCCTTCCATCACCACCATCATCATCAGCAACTTACATGGTAACTTATGAAGGCAACGGAAGCACAAGTGGAACTGCTCCTAACGACCCTACATTATATGCTTCTGGCTCAACAGTTACAGTTTTAGGAAACACGGGAAGTCTTGTAAAAACGGGTTATGCTTTTTCTGGTTGGAATACTGCTGCAAATGGCTTAGGAACAAGTTATACTGTCGGTGGCACATTTCCAGTTAGTGCCAATACAGTACTTTATGCAGTATGGATGAACACGGTGATATACAATGGAAATGGAAATACAAGTGGGACTGTCCCTGTTGATGCTTTATCTCCATATGCATCTGGTGCAACAGTTACAGTTAAAGCAAACACCGGAATACTTGTAAAAACAGGTTTTGTTTTTGGTGGTTGGAATACTGCTGCAAATGGCTTAGGAACAAGTTATACTGTCGGTGGCACATTTCCAGTTAGTGCCAATACAGTACTTTATGCAGTATGGAAGAACACGGTGATATACAATGGAAATGGAAATACAAGTGGGACTGTCCCTGTTGATGCTTTATCTCCATATGTCTCTGGTGCACAAGTTACAGTTAAAGCAAACACCGGAATACTTGTAAAAACAAATTATATTTTTTCTGATTGGAATACTGCTGCAGATGGCTCAGGAACAAGTTATACTGTCGGTGGCACATTTCCAGTTAGTGCCAATACAGTACTTTATGCAGTATGGAAGAACACGGTGATATACAATGGAAATGGAAATACAAGTGGGACTGTCCCTGTTGATGCT